GATTATACGATTCTCTGAAATTAATGATTTCCTGCTGACCATCTTCAAATTCGCTAGTACCAATATAGCGGGTAAGCTCTTGAAGTTTTTTCATTTCACGAGCTTTCTTGGTATTAGAACAATCCAAACAACGTGGTTTTGCTCTCCGTAGATCTTGTGCTGATAGAATCATTATCGAACCACAAAGGTTACAAGTAGCATTTTTACCAAGCAAGAATTCTTTATCAGCGATATGTGTACAATCTGGCGCGGCACATCTGTAGTAACCGGGCCGTTTATTATATCTAACATATATATGTACATGATCTTTTGATGACATCTTAGTTCCTCCTTTCCTCCATTTACTAAATATTTACCAGGGCCTCCAGGGATTTTCGTTTATTTTATAAAGAGTCTTTTCCCTGTTATCCAATACATGTTGATCAATGGTTTCACAAAGTTGTGTATACCAACAAAACTGTGGTTTAGCTTTATCATAAGTGAGACGCCCACCACTACATGCATTCCAGTTTCTATCAATCTCACCTTTACCATTAGTTGACTGCATGGCACGCTTGACCCGAAAGAAAATCTGGACAACACGTTTTTGCCAAGCCGCCAGTTCGATTTGATTGAAATTTAAGATTTCCCTGTAGAGTGTCGTGCCTGCATCAAATTTATCAGCAGTCCTAACATAATTGATAACACCAGTTGTAATACCTGTAGCCAAAGCATAGTTCTTAAATTGAACAGTCTTAGGATAGAGATAATAAGTCTTAGCTTGGAACTTATGATCCACGAATACCATTTCAAGTTGTTGCCATTTCGCAATAAGATCAATACGGCCTTCAAGAATGAATTGGTTTTCATTGTCCTCATAAATGATATTTGAGAAACCTACCTCTACATGATTTTCACTTAAAGGCATGAAGTCATCTTTAGCATACTTGACCGCATACTCATTAAACCTTTTCTGTATTTTCTTTCTATCTTTAGTATTAAGAGCAAAAGGCTTAGGTCGGAATGTCATACAACGTTTGCAACGAGTACATTCTTCAATACCTAATTCAGCTAGAGTGCGATGCAGGTCTTGAGAACATCCACATTCGCACATATCTTTATCAGGATCATAGTTATATACCAATTCGATAGAATCCTTAAATGGAATATGCTTAACTCGTGCTCTATAATAGATGTCAAGCAGGCGATGTCCATAAGTACCTGCATTCATGTTTTCATCCTCTTGAAACTGTACAGGTAGCATTCCTTTGTGATACTGATAGTCCCATTTCTGTGGACATTCTAGAAATGTACTAATCTGTGAACTGTCAAGTGTAAGTGTGAATTTTGCCATTTGTTCTATCCTTGTTTTAGTTTTTATTGTTTAAGTCGTGTATCAAGTACAACTCTCAGGAGTTTTTCTGTTAAAGTCTTCTCTAGCTCATCAATCTTTGCACCTACATAGAGAATTACTATAGTAGCACTTATTAAATTAACTAGAATTGGTAAACCTAAAGCTAAGCAAAGCTGTGTATTAGTCATTGTGGTTTCCACGCTGCAAGCTTCGCTTCTAACATGGTAAGTCTAGCATCTAAATCATCTATATTTACAGTATTAGCTAAGGCGATACGTTCAAGACGTTTGATACTATCTAAAGCTTTAACAGACATTTCTAGCATTTCGGCTAGTGTTATTTGTGTTTTTTCGTTAAATTCAACTAGCTTATTAATTCTTTCATCTATTGTCATTTTTATTTAATCCCTTTCTCGAATTACCTTATAGAATCGTGTCCCAAGCTACAGTGTACCAAGCAGCATTCACGATTGCAACACGTTTCTAAGCGATTGATCAGTAGGTGGTACTCCGCATCCTCTCGATGCCTTTTAATTGACTGGAGAGGTTAATTTAACGCTAAAGTGACCCTCTCTCAGAGCACCTGAAACGAGTGTACGTCTACCTGGAAGCTGCATAGGTCAAGTTACAAAATGTACGCGCTGACATATCTATTTTACTAGTCTAAGCCCGCCCTGCAACAGTTCTTTCCAACAAATCTTTAAGTGAATTAGTATCTTGTTCAAGATTCCAATTATTATAAACTGTTTCACCAACAGCTTGTCTCTTAGATTCGATTAACTCAAACATCCATTCATCAAACAAGCCTTTACAAATTACGTATTCAATGTTAGTTGGATTTTTCTTAATTGATAGATCAGGGTTGTAGAAACGGAACTCAAACTGTGATTCCATTTCAGAATTCCATTGTCTCTCTAAGATGAGTACGTTATCACAATAGTGGAAGTCCATACCAACGCCGCCTGCTAACATATTTATAATCAGAAATTGTCTATTGCTGGTTTCCCAATTTCTCATAACCCAATCTTTACGATCAGGCCCATCCTCACCACTTAACTTAAAACAATTTTTCTCAGCACCTAATTGATGATACATTACATCCCGTACTGATTCATGGTGAATACCTATAGCCCATTTAGAAGCTGAGTCTAAAGCACAAGTCTCTAAAAAATCAGTAGCGTAGCTGACTTTCATCATTCCGCAAATCCGCCTTAACTTCATGAGGTGATCAGCTACATCCCAATAAGTAGGATTTACCTTTTCAGCAAGTTTAAGCTCGATCTGATCTAGGATGCTATTATATAGTTCTGTTAGCTTACCTTTATCAGGTTCGATCATAGTAAAGTTACGCTGTATTTTAGGAAGGTCTGTGAATACATCTTCTTTCTCTCTGCGTAACAAATACTTGCCAACTTCTTCTTTAAAGGCGGATAGCATATAAGGTTTAACACGAGACCATTTACCTTTGGAATCTTGTTCTAGCCAAGATCTACGAAACCTTTCAAGAGAGCTGAACCGTTCAGGGTTTACTAAATTAAGAGGTACAAAATACTCATCTGCGCGATTTAGTATTGGAGTGCCCGTAAGAAGTATCAAACCACAGGGTTTAGTGGAATCATCTTCTAGCTTTAGATTGTACTCTGCTTTGAGTTCCTCTATTTTAGTTAAAACACTAGCACGTTCATGTTCATTACTATTATTTACTGGATTCGCTAATTCAAGAAGTTTAGTAACACGTTCACGTACTTCAGGGTTTGACTGCCACTTAGCGTCGCGTTCGTCATGTTGTTGTTGCTGATAACAGTACTGCGTACACTTTGGGCACCGCGTAGACTTAGATACTGCTACATGACCTATACGTTTGTCATACTTTTGCTTACCGTGCTCAAACCATGTATGAAAACACCGGGTACATCTAAAGTCTAGTTGAGTGTTAGATTCCCCTGTGTTTAGGAAAGAGATAAAGTCCACTAAAGCTTGTGATCTGTTAGAGTCTGTATTCTTGAATGAATGAGCCTCATCAACTATAACTAGCTTGAAAGCTATCTTACGAAGTGCTGCTTGGATAGCAGGCCGTCCAAAGGTATCCATTGAAATTACATAAGCACTGAAACCAGGAGGTATCCATGCCTTAGATCCGATAATAGGGAATACACCATTAGGTAATACGTCAGTCCAAGTCTTAAACTCGCGTATCCATTGCCATAAATTCGCGGGTTTAACAATAATCAAAGCCGGGGTACGTTCTTTGTACTTATTCTTTAAAGCAAGCAGGGCTTGAGGTGTTTTCCCAAGACGCATTTGATCCCCTATGATACAATTGAAGTCGTGTTCAATAATAAACTGAATACCATCCTCTTGATAGTGACGGGCTTTCTTACCAGACAAGTCGGCAGAGGTAAAGTCCAAGTCATCTTTAGAGACACGAGTTATGTCTGCGGTAAAGAAGTGTCCGCATGTATACTCATACAGTTTAGTCGTATCAAGCGTATGTTCCTCTTTGAGTTTTAGTTGTTTTCCACAAATTGGACATACAGCAGTTAATTTTGGCATTTAATGTAAGTCTCCTATTCTACTTATTGTAACATTTCTGCGGAACAGTGTCAATAGATCTAAAGTCCTGGGCGTACTAGTACTTACCATACTTGATTGTTCTTTCAATTGCAGTTAGATTAGTTATATCGTGTTCATTTTTAATCATGTCTAAAACTTTAAGTCTAGTATCAATATCTAAATAGCGTGAATCAGATTCAATTTTACCTTTTAATTCATTTTCTCTGTAACGTAATTCATCTTGATAAGAGCTTGTATGTGATGGCGAAGTCACCCAACCATAGATACCAATACAAATTGGTAATACCACACCATATATAAGTGTACATGTACAAACAGCTAACCATGTGTATCCAATTATCTTTTTCATGGTCTAGTGTAACCTACCGTCAGTCTGAATGAACGCTATCGTGTTAAGGAGTGTGTTTAGTTTACCATCTAGAAAAGCTTTTAAGTAGGTATCCTCACTACGTTCTCCCTGTCTTTTTAATGTTTTCTTTGTATCTTCCGCTTCGTGTTGTAGCCATGTTAGTAAAGTATCTCTTTCATTCATGTGGTAACTCCGTCGGAAATGTTTTAAGAAACGCGCGCTGTGGATATACCATTTTATCAGACCAGCTTTGTAGTTTCTCTAAGAGAGTTTTACCATCTACTAAAGACAGTGGCCGGGGTACCCACTCATTTAATTCACTATCATAGACTTTTACAAATATATCATCTGAGAACCAATAACAATATAAGAGAAGGTTAGATGTTGTGAATGGTTCTTGCTTGAATTGTTCATTATCTAAAGGTACTGGTTGTTTCATTGATTTAAACCTCTTCGTAAAGCTACACTTGCCATATTTTTAGCTTCCTCAAAGGGGATTCCCGCTGTTTGCCAACCTTTAACTGTCTTGAACCAGTTGGAGAATGTTTTCTTTGATTCTTGACTATCAGATAATTTAAACTCAAGCAGGAATACTTGATAGGCTATTTCTTTTTCACTTGGTTGATGAGACTCTTTAGGTTCTTTAGCTTCTTTAGTTTCTTTAGGTGAAGTAGAAGCGATTTGTGCTTTAGCTGCTTTCTCGAATGTAATCTTATCTGCAATTTGTTTCTTTTTGTGATCAGGATCTTGCATTATAGCAATACGAATTAAGGAGGAGATGCGCTCCATACGTTCTAAAGTACGGGCTAGTTTATCATATTCCATTTCCGCTACAAGTTCCCGTCCATACGGTATAGACCTGATACCATTCAGTTCTATAGAACAGTCTGTTTCAGGCATTACTAAGTTACGGATTAAGTTAAGGAACTTATATTCACTCGCCCTGATGGAGACCATTGCAGTTGGATCATTTATACGACATGCAGGGTGGATTACATCCATAAGCAAGTACTCACACCGTTTTTCTATAGGAATAGTCTCGCCTGTTTCCTTTTCTTCTTTATCTATGGAACGATTGAATGTTTCGAGGATAGCTTTAGCTTCATACGGTGCTAAATCTTCATTACACCGTTGACATTTCCTGTGTTCATGACAGAAAGGAAACCCGGCATCCTTGGATTCTGCACCTAAAGGTTTTGAGCAAATCAGACATACGTTATATTCTGTCATTTAGCACCTGCTTTCGCAATTAAAGAATCAACTAACATATTCAGTGCTGCACCTATGATGAATAGACTCGTAAGGAGACATGGAACTATGAGCATTCCATACACATAGCGTCCTAATTGAGTCTTATCATGTCTCTTTAGATATTCTAGACCATGATAGATAATCCACAGACCACATGAACCTAAGAGCAATTGTAATTCAGATTCTATTAGTGGTGGTTTTAGCATTTCTGTTCCTTTCTTGTTTAGTTGCACTAGTTAAGAGCTACATTCGAGACTCCTCCTTGAAGAAGTCTCTAGTTGTTAGTCCTTAGCTGTGGTTTTTACAAAGTGTTCCTGTAGGGTTTTTTCTAAATCACCATTACGAGTTAAAGCTTTTAGGCGACGGGATGTACGCTGGTCTTCGATAGACTTAAGCTCTGCATACTTGTTATCTTGCAGGTCACGAATAGATTCTAGCTTAGTTACTAGACTAGGTAATTCGGATGCGGCTGAATCCTCAAGTAGCTCTAAGAGATAGTCTACATCCTGATAAGCTAGTTTAGCCCCACGGGCATCTTCACGGATTTTAAGAAGTTTGGGAATTGTGTATGTCCGTTGCCGCGCCGTATACACTGTATCTCCATCCACTTCGTGGATAAGCTCTAAGAGGTAATCACACTCTGTAGTTGTTAGTTGAATAAAGTTAGTTTGTGCCATATCGTTTAGTCGAGTCCTTTGTTTTTAACGTTTAGAGGAGAATTGATTTCTTCGCTGTTGTTCACAATTTAAACACATACCATTTATATGCATATAGTATATGTCTATCATCTTTCTGCATCGTGGGCATTTTATTTTGTTAGCTAATTCTTTATTAAGCGCATCCTCTTGTGCTGCTTCGTCTAATATCTTGTCTACAGATTTTAACCGACCTACTTTAATAAAGTCTACAGGTCTTGTAGGTATTATTGTACCTAAGGAAGGATTGAAATTGCCGGATAATCTACCATGTGATGAGCGTGGTAGTTTCTTTTTAACATTTGTTTTAAATTTTCTAATAGTTTTAGGTACACGCCATCCCTCAGCTAATTTAGCCTCTAACCAATCATTTGTTGAACGTATATATGGGATGTGATCTATACAAATCCAATTTTTAGACCAGTCAAATAGTGATTGACATTGAAATTTTGTTGTTTTACTATATTCATATACATTTTTATCATCTGAAACAACTAACGTTCTATACTGATATTCCTTGGTACGTGGTGTAAGGATAAGTTTTTCAACCCTCAATATTTCTGACCCTCTTTTACGATTTCCACGTGGTCTATCATGTTCTGACATATAATTAATTCTCCAAAAGACTTTGGATTTTGAAGTACTAGTACTAGTAGTACCTTAGCTGTAGCGGTCGATTCAGCCAGTCGATGAAATGACTGCAACACGATTATAGCACGTTTTGAGCAGGTGTCAAATCTTTAGTCGCTTTAGAATCAATGGCTTACCAGTATGAGCTAGTGTGTCGAAAGCTACCTGGGGTCATAGTTGGCTAAGTACCAATAGAATCAACAACTTAGCTCTTACCTTTGTTTTCAACAACTTAGTAATAAACAAAGGACTTAGCTAGCTTGCATCTAAGAATCATTTTCATATACCTAAATTCCAAGGGTGATTGTTTGTATGTTGTTGATAATAATATATATATATAAAATAAGAGAAACAACTACTGGCCACCAACCCTAGGTGGGAATCGACTAGTCCATGATTTCTGGCCAATCATTGAAAATAAAGGACGAAAGCCTCTAAAACGTGTCGTAAACGTGTTGAAAGCCTGCTCTTGCACGTGTCTATACATGTTGCAGACTGTTCGATTTGGAAACAATTGTCATGGGTCGAAGCTTGTTACATATTTATTGTTGGAACTAAAAAAGGTCTAAAAAACTGTTGACACCGAATCGAAAAGACTCTATGCTTGATGAGTACTTGAGATTGAGATGAGGAGATGAGAAACGAAGCGAAAACGAGTTGAAAAAATGTTTAAAGAGGTATTGACATGGTAAGCACAAGGTGCTATAGTGTATTAGAGGGTAGAGAGCAGATGGCGACACAAACTAGCGGTCTGACATATGGACAGTCTCAAGACGTCCAATCGATTTTAGCATCACCCAGAAAGACCCGAAAGGGAAAAGGAAGAACCAAAATGGCAAACGAAGAGACGAACGTGAACACTGAAGGAACCGATCAAGAGGCAAGTGCTGAATCGGTTGCAGTCGATAACGTAAAGCGTATTCAGAAAACAGTATTTGATCTGGGTACATTTAAGAATGTTACCTTGTACAAAGACGTGGAGCAGCCTAAGAAGCCAGCCGATCTTAAAGAAGCACAACAAATGGTTGGTGGCTCAACGGAAGCTTTGCTTAACCTTATCTATACGGGCCTAGTTGCAAAGACTAATGAGGACGCGCAAAAGGTTATCGATGGATTCCACTATTGCACTGCGGACTATCCTTTAGATCCTAACAAACGTCCGGCGCTTGAAGGAGAATATACCGGAAACTACGCTGAAGGTGAAAAGAAGGCAATGATCAACGCGGCTGTACTTAGCATGGCTAAGATGATGGGTTATGCTTCTGGTAACTCCGCGGAGGTAAATGATAAGTACCGCGAACAAGCTATGGAGATTATCAGGGCTAACCCGGTTATGCTTAAGTCGTTGCAGGGTTAAACAAACAAAGGCCCTACTTAGTTAATAGCTAGGTGGGGCCTTAATCTTTTAGTGAAACAAACAAACTTAGGCTGGACAAACAAACAAAGGATAGATTATGGATAAAGAGCGTATAATTCTACTGATGGTAGCAGCATTTCGTATAGGTGAGTTTCTAACTAAAGCTAATGGTGAAGATACTACAGAGGATACAGTAACTGAACATATGGAGAGGATATATAAGTTAGTCGAAAAAGATGAGCGATACATTAAGAATATAATAGGATAAGGTCTTCAGATACTATCATAAGTAATAAGAGACAGCCCTGTCCTCAATACGTAAGAGGATGGGGCTTTTCTTTGGCACCTATATAAGACAATGAGGTATTAAACTAATGAACACTTGAGAGTTTAAGACCTGAATATCTTTAATAGATTCAGAGTCTAAGGTATTAAGACCTGGTTATCTTAAATAGGAGTGGGATTCCCCATAATCGGACCCGTATATCCGAAATGCGGCCCTTCCCTCAAGTATAGATGAGGATATATGAAACTTCCACAACAAAAAATAACAAAACCACAAACCCGGTTTCTGACTATTCTATTTCAAGATTTAGGTTATTCCAGAGAACAGCGGATTGCTAAACTAGGGACTGACTATGCAGTATATAGTATAGACGAATTAAGTAAAGTAGATGCGTCAAAGTTAATAGATGAGCTACTGGAGGCAAAATTAAAAAAATGACTAAACAAGAAATACGTAACATTATAGAACAAGGATGGGACTCCCGTCGAGCTGCTCAGAAAGAAAAAAATAAAAAGAATAGTGAAGCTACCGCGGCTTGGACACTTAAAGAAGGCGGGGAAGCGGCGGCACGGAATATAAGAAGGTGGCGACATTACTTAGGGCTGGGTCGGGGATCTAAAATAAAAAAGGAACAAGATTAGGTACTTGGTACTTTAGTACTATCAGTTAAATATAACACGTATCAGGGGATTCAAACTTTATTCGACTTGGAATCAGCACGATACATAACTGGTATAAGAATTCTGTTTAAATTACTTGACATTCCTATGAATTAGTTCTAAGCTTAGTTAAATTAAATCGCTATAGCACCCGCTGTCGTAAGCGCGGTTTCGTTTATTGCTACGTCTCCATTGCTACTCTCCCTAACGGGGAATCAGTGGAGAACGTATGCCTCTCCCCTCCAATCTCGAACATCTAGTATATTCTAACAAAAAAGATTGTGAACCACCAGATAGAGTTAAAAACTCTCCTCTAGCTAATTTAAATCCGCCCCTTCCCTCACAACCTAAACCATTAAATACTTTAGTGGTCCCTACCTTTCCAACCTCCCCTCTAAGTTCACGATCCTACAAGACTATGAGAAAAGAATTAGCTGCTGTTGTAAACAGGGTTGTAACTTATGATCTAACCTCGATAGAGTGGGTATGCCGTGTAATGATAGATGAACTAAACAATCTACAGTCCGCTGCTAGATGTACGTCTAATGGACAGGGCGGGGCCGAATATTTAATATGGATGCAGGAGGATCTCTAGTGCCATTAATAAGACCAGAAATACAGAAAATTCTACGTGAGTCTGGTTTAGAGCCAAAAGCTAGAGAAGGTACTGTAGATGAGCAACTTAATTTATCAGGGTTAAGTAATGAGGCCCTAGCAGATGAACTTACCCACCTTGCACTTAATTCTTCAAATGAAGCTTTACGACTCCGCGCTTTAGAAACTGCACTAAAAGTCCGTGGTGCTCTTAAAGAACAACCTGCCGTTATTCCCTCTTTTACAATAATTATTCAAAACTCCTCTCCAGACTTGACGAAGTCAGGTGGTGTAAATCCAATCTTGTTTCCACGTATTGCGAAGCAAAGTGAAAGTGAGAATTAACTATGACAACTGCTAATGAAACACTCTCTCAAGAATCCGCGCCGATCCCTACCAATAAAGTAGCCCACCTTTCTAACCTGTGGGTTCTTTACTATAGGCATGGAATGAATCCAATGTTGCAGAAGGTATTTGTCCATGATGGTACTCTTCAAGAGGCTGTTAAGCGCGGTCGGGCACATTGTCAAATCATGAATTATAAATATCACTTCACGAGGCCACTGGTTTTTGACTTAGAATCGGAAGAAGCTTATAAGTTGCGCGGTGGTCCTGAACAACCGGACTCCTAGACTATTCGAGTTTTAAGAAATGCCTGCTTTATCTAAGAAGCAAAGACGCCTGATGGCTCTGGCAGAACATAACCCTGGAAAGGTAAGTTCTAAGAACAAAGGTGTCTTAAAAATGTCTCACGGGCAACTTCATGATTTTGCATCTACTAAGGAGAAAGGTCTACCTAGTAGTGTAAAGAAGGCCAGTCAGAAAATCCAATCTTTAAAGAAAGCGAGAACTTAAAAAGATGGCACGAGGATTCAATGCAAGAATAACTCCACTAGGCGGTGGTTCTGGTGGTTCAGGTGGTGAAATCGATAATACACTACCTGGAATTGAAGGACCTGTAGATCCTGATTATGGAATAGATATAGGTGCGCATCCAGCACATCCTATAGTAATTCCACCCATACCAGGAATTTGGCCGCCGCCAGGAAAACCTACTTTACCTATTGTAATCCCTCCTACTGTATGGCCTCCTTCAGGTGGAGTTGTGATGCCTCCTATTTATATTGAGCCAACACCTGAACATCCAATTACACTTCCTCCAGGACAAGTTTATCCTCCACTGCCTCCTGAGTATGCTGGTAAACTTGTTTTAGTTGTAGTTGTAGGAGAAGGAAAAGCTCATTGGTATATGGTTCCACCTCCTACTACGTGGCCGCCAACTAGTGGCCCAAAATAGATTCCTCTCATGAAGAGAGGTTTGAAAAAAGATTTGGTTTGAGGACTAGAAGAAGGACTTAAATGATTTTCTGTTCGCCATAACAGAAACTCCAATCGAACCTTTTATTCTAGAGGGGCTGCCTCCTTCCACTAAGAGCTAGAGGGGGCAGCTTTTTTTCGATCATTTCTTAAATATTAAAAGCTGGTTACAATGGCTGATAAAGGCAAAGTCGATGATAAGCTTATAGAGAAAGCCGCAAAAATAATACTTGGTACACAGGCTCAGAGTAGATTTACTAAGACACCTATAACTATATCAGACTATGGTAAACTATTCAAAGGATTTGATACAGAAGGAACTTATGCAGGAAATGAGCTTAATCAACCATCAACTGGCAAATATACTTATGCTACACCAACATCACCAGGACAAATAAATATACGATCTTCTTACGTTGATAACCCCAACTATCAAGATATCCAATCTACTATTCATCATGAGGACATACATGCTTTGTTAGATAAAGCAGGCTATAAATATCCTGTCCTGCCAGAGACTCAACTAGGTCCTTATGAATTTGGAATGCATGATGATCCAATCACTAAAGCTACTCTTGCTTTTATAAAAGGTCACAGAGCAGGTAATATATATCAAGAGCTTCCAGCTTATGCAGGTGCCTATAATCCACAAGAACTCCCAGAGTTTACTGAAGGTGATAGACAAAGATATCTTAGTAGGCTCTATCAAACATTACAGCCAGATACAGCTAATATGCTTAATAGGATAATTAGTAATTTTAGTGCTAGTCAAAATTCACCTTTTACAGTTTCATCGCCGCCAGTTCCAGAACCTAAGTAGGAAAGAAGGTCTAGAGTGACTAAAGAGAAAGGAATCAAAAACACAACACGGGACAAATATAAATTAATAGACAAAGCAAGTAGTCTTAGGCATGATGATCTCATGGATAAAGTTAGTAGTCATATGATGAATTGTTGTGATCCTGATTGTGATATATGTGATATGGGTCAATCAGGTTCTATGGTAGACGATGATGAGGATGAAGAAGGTGAGTCGTTACATAATAAAGGTAAGAGAGCCTCAGAGGGAAGGGAAGGTGTTGGTAATCTTGATAGTGCTGGTACGGAAACAATCAAAGCTAGTAAAGGTGATAAGCATAATCTTATGAAACATGGGGAACATACCTCGAAGCATCCTGGCTTTAAAGCAGTAGCTAGTAAAATAGCTAGTCAACAAGGTTTGTCTAGAAAGGCTGCTGGAGCTATTCTAGCATCTCGTACACGTTCGGCTTCGAGAAGTGCTAAAAAAGCGAATCCACGACTTTCACGAGTTAGGGGTTAACGAGGTTAAAGGATGGGTGCTCATAGAAAAACTCATTGTCTGAATGGTCATCTTTTAGCAGAACCTAACTTAGCATATAATTCATGTGGATATAGGGAATGTAAGACTTGTAGGTTAGCTAGGATGAGAGCTTATCTTAAAAGGATAAGAGAGGAGAAGCGAAGTGCCAAGGCTTCAAGCAATAACTCAGCAACACTTTGAGGAGAGACAACAAAGTCCTATAACAAATAAAATGATAATGGGAGGATCTGGTGGCATACCTAAGATGCATCCTCTTAAAAGTTCTATGCCATCTCTTAAAGCAGGTTCTTTGATACATGGTCTGCGTATGCAGAAACCACGAATGCCACGTCTAGGATTACCAAGAATAGGTTAAGGAGATAAAAGATGTCAATAAAATTAAATCCAATGGGTGAATTACCACCGGAACCAAAACTTCCTGTAAAACCGTATAATCGTTTTTTGGGAAATCCTCCAGAAGGGGCAACAGCAGAAGAACATCTTGCAACGGAGATGGCTGAAAAGAAAGAAGAGATAAAACCTACTTTAATCCATGAAACCGTTCATCATGAACATGTGCCAGAAAAGACTGAAAATTCGAAAATAGTAAAAAAGTAAACACGTGTGGAACTAAATGTCAGATTCTCGAATGCTGCTCAAGAAGCTTTTTACTATACAACTGCTAGGAATGCTACCTTTAGCGGCGGTTTCAATAATGGTAAAACTTGGGTAGGCTGTTTTAAGGCAATCAATCTTTTAAACATCTTCCCTAATTATCGAATGATAATAGCTCGTCAAAAGTATACAGATCTTAAAAGAACAACGATGCAAACATTCTTTAAGATGCTACCAAACGAACTTATAAGTAGTCATAATGAACAAGATGGTTTCACAGTCTTAACTAATGGTAGTCTAATTAACTGGTTGCACTTAGACAAAGTTGATGAAAACACGCTACGTGGAATCGAGCCTAACTCTATTCTAGTAGATCAGGCAGAGGAAACTGATGAAACAGTGTATGACGTCCTTGATGCTAGACTTGGAAGGTGGGATGGAGTCGTTGTTCCATCCGAATTACAAGAAGCTTACAAAAGGATTTACGGTCAAGATTGGCCCCGCAATCAATATGGTAAATTCATCGTCCCATCCTATCTTATGTTACTTTGTAACCCTGACAACGAATTTCACTACATCTACAGAAAATACCATCCTGATTCAAACGAAAAAGTCTCTGGGTACTTTTATTGCGAAGGTGCTTGGCAAAAGGACTTGGGGTCTGAAGAAACTTACGATCAAGCTTTACGGCGAGACGAAGAGTGGGTAGGAAAATATGTATATGGTAAGTGGGGATCATCGCAGAGTGCCATACACTTCTTACGGAAAGAATCTATTCTCCAACCTACTGAGGAGTTGCTTGAAGAAATACGTACTAAAGGTAATTTATTTAGGGTACTTGATCATGGTGATTCAGCCCCTACTTGTTGTCTGTGGGTGGCTGCTCTAAATGGAGTTTACATTTTTTTCAGAGAATACTACGTAGCTAGCCAGGTTATAAGTTACCATCGTAGAGCTATAAGTGATTTAAGTAAAGGAGAAAGTTACGGTGGCGACTACGCGGACCCGCAAATCTTTAAAAAAACCGCCCAAAAAGATGGAGGGTTCTGGTCAGTCGCAGATGAATATAGAGACAAGGATCTCGAAGCTCCAGACTTATGTTGGACTCCTGCTGACAATAACGAATTTGCGACGAGAAATCGTATTAATGAACTCTTATTACCGACAGGACGTTTTAGACACCCAGTTAATAAAGAGTCTCCAGCAGCTGGACTCTACTTTGTCCGCGCGACAAGCTTATATCCTTATGGTTGTAGAGAAGCTATAAAACAGCTAGGTGCGCAGAGGAAGAAGTTACTTGGTACTATTGAAGGTAAAAGTATTTATAGTGACGATCGTGATGACAATGTTGTTGACCATGCTTATGATTGTGTTAGATACTTTGTTGCTATGCATGGATCTCAACCACGAACAGCGGGAAAGAAACCTCCTCGTAACTCGTTCGCGTATTTTAATAGTTTACTAAGAAAGACTTTGGAACCACAGGCACGTAGTATAGGTTAGAGGTAGACAATGGCTGATTACAGAACATTAGAAGGCTCGGATAGCCCCTGGCTTTTAAGAATCCAGAGTGCCAACAAGATGTTCGGAGAGTGGGAAGGGAAGTTCAAGTGTAAACTATTGGAGGAATATTATGAAGGTTTCCAATGGAAGCAGCGCAGGGATTACCCTACAACTAATTACAATCCTTATACTCTTAACCTTGTATATTCTACTATCAAGATCAAATTAGCCTCTATCCTATTTCAAAAACCACAATATATAATAGGTCCAAGCCCCGGTAACAGCCAATGGAACATGGACTTTGCAGTTCAGTCAGCACAACTTAAAGAAGATGTGTTGAATACGATAGTACAGAATCCAAATATCAATTTTGTCAAACATATAAAGAGGGCAGCTCTTGATAGTTTCTTCAGGTTTGGCATAATAGAGGTAGGTTATGCGAGTGACTGGCGGAACCCAAATAAGACAATTCCAGAATTAAAGAGTTGGGATGACAAAGATATACCTGAATCTGAAGATAAGATTGTAGAAGAAAATCCTGTCCCAGTTAATGAGAGATTTTATGTTAAAAGAATCTGGCCTCACAGATTTAGAGTCTGTGCTACAGAAGCCACTGATCTTGATGAGTGTGACTGGGTTGGTTATTATGACTATTACTATACTAGAGTACTTCAAAACACGAAAGGTATCGATTGGCCGGAAATTTATAGTGGAGGCTCTTACGTTAGTGCAGAGTATGCTAGTGGCTTTGTTGGCGGTGGTTCTGGCTACGCAAGTAATGATGATACTCTTAAAGCTCTTTACTCAACAGGAGAAATAAGTCGTGTTTGGCATATATGGGATATGGTTAAAAAGGAAAGACTCCTCTTATTGGAAGGTGCTGAAATGTATCCGTTATGGAACGCACCATTCGAGAGGATGCCTTTCATTGATCTTAGATGGGATTTCCGTATTAAAGGATTCTATCCACTACCACCTGTATTTCAATGGCTTAGTCCTCAAGATGAAATTAATGAAGCTAGAGAACAGGTAAGGTCGTATCGTAGAAGATTCACTAGGAAGTTTCAAACTGTTAAAGGAATGATTGATGAAGAAGAGAAGGAGAAATTTAGTTCGGGACCTGATGGTATTCTGGTAGAAGTTAAACAACCTGATGCGATTAAAGCTATTGACAATCCGGAGATAGGTCCGACAAGTGAAAATGCCTTGGTTTTAGCTAAAGATGATTTTAATATAATAAGTGGTACAAGTGCTGAAGCTAGGGGTCAAGATACAGATAGAGAGACTGCTACACAAGCTAAAATCGTACAGAATCGGGCGCAAATTAGAGAAAGTGCAGATCAACTTGATTTCTCGAATTGGCTATGTTCAGTCGGCAGGGAGTTGCTGTGCCAATGCCAGGAGAGGTTAGTAGATGGTTTATGGGTCAAATATACTGAAAATCCTGATCCTAATGGTGAACCAGGCTCAATACAGCAGATAATGCAGAATGCAGGGCCTGTCTATAAATATGTCTCTAGTCAAGAAATAGATGATGGATATGATTATACTGTAGACTTTGATGTTCAGAATGCAACTCCTGCTGCAATGCAAGCTGCACAAACAAGTTTTGTAAACTTTCTCGCCATAGTTAATCAATTTCCACAAGTAGCTATGAATCCAGCTTTAATAAGAGAAGCAGCTTATAGGGTAGGATATAAGAATGAAGCTGTAATTAAGCAAATGCAACAAACAGCTATGGCTCAACTTAAGATGCAGGCTATTCAACAAGCTGCACAAATACAACAAGGTGGTGAAGGGAAGGGAACTCAAGGACCTGGAGCACCTGGAAATACAGCAAAAGCTAGAAATGCTCAAATGGCGGTTCCAGGTACTTCTGATGTCAACGAACAATTGAGTAATCAGATTCAGTAGGAGGTAGCATGAATATACATCTTGTGTTGATACTCCTGGCGTTTCTATTAGTTTTATTACAAGCATTAAATGTGCAAGCTCCAAGAGTAAGTCTAGGATGGCTTGGATTAGCTCTTTGGTTATTGGCATTGCTAATTAGTTAGATTGGAGAAAATAGATGGCTGAACAAGAATTAGATACTACGCTGACTAGTGCTATTGAAAAAGCGGTGGAAACTCATGAAGAAGATAAACCGACTGAAGGTAAAGAAGAAACTAAAGAAGAAACTAAAGAAGAGGATGATGAAGAGATAGAAGAAGGTGTAACTGAAAAAGATGAAGAAATTGTAAATGGTAGAATACTGTATAGAGCTTTGAAAGATCCTGCTAAAGCTGGTGCTGTCATAGACTTTCTAGCGACCCAGGCTGGTTATACAAAAACTACTGTCCAGACAAAACAAGATGTAAAAGAGGCTCGTGAAGATATTACAGCAATTCTAGAACGTAACCTCGGCGACGAATTTAAGTTCTTGGCTCCTAAACTCGCACCTGCAATTAAGGAAAGTCTCACTAATCTAATGGAGGAGCACAATCAAGATATCCGCACTAGATTAGACGATAGGGAGCTTAAAGATATCCAAGCGGAGACTGCACGTACACATAATGATTTAGCTCAGGAGTGGTTTGGATCAGAAATGATGCCTGATAAAGTAGTAAAGGCTATGAGTCAGGCTATGGATGAGTTTCCTCCAACAGATCCAAAAATGAGTGCGGAACGGTATTATCGTAGAATCTTCACCTTAGTAGTTGGTGAATTAGGTTTAGAGAGAAAAGGAGGGGGAGGTAGGGGTGACCGTGTCTCTAGAAATCAAAGAGACGATGTTGCAAGAAATCTGTCTTCACAAAATCGAGGGGTCACACCAAGTGTTAATGGTAACCCTAAGAAAATGAGTTTGAATGACGCTGTATCCTCTGCAATTAAGGAGATAGCGAACAAAAAATAAAAAGGAGAAAATAACGTGGCGTTGACATTTGGAAATCAAACAGCTCCAAATAACATCACCACGTACCTTGATAGCGTCTTTTCTACTAGTCTTGCTAATTATCGTAAAACACTCATAGACAATATCGGTGCGACAAACAGTATCCTCTACGACTTAATTAAAGGTGAGTCGTATGAAGAAGCTGATGGTGGAACTTACATAGCTGAAGAATTAATGTATGGATTGGCTCCCGCTGATTCATATGATGGGTACGACGAATTAAGTACTCTACCAACGGATGGAATAACTCAAGCTCAGTTTGAGTGGAGACAAGTTGCCTCTCCTATTGTGTATAACACAAAAGAGGTTGTTCAGAATGAACACAAGATTATAAATCTTGTAAAGGCAAGAATCCAGCAGAGTGAGCTTGGTATTCAAGAAAATTGGGCACAAGCTTTTATGTGGGGTGCTGGTGCTGGCAATATGCAAGTTGCAAGAACTAGTACTGTTAATGGAAGTTCACATGTTGAACCACTTCCTAAGTTAGTCTCTTATAATACGTCAGGAAATGACGCTATTAGTGGAACTGCTTCTTCAGGAACAGCCTTAACTATTGGAGGTATTCCTGAAGGACCTAATGCATGGTGGCAGAATCATTGGGGTACTTCAGCAGCTACTACTTATAGTGGATTTATGTATGAGCTGGAAGGAATGTATAACCTTACCTCTTTAGGTACGGGTGGTCCTCCTACTCATATGCTAATGGATCAGGTCACCTACCAAAACTTTATCCATGCTTACTTTGCAGTCTACAAGGCTAATGCTGATGCTTTGAATATGGAATATCCTTTCATTGGGAAAAAGTTCCTGAATGCAAAAGTGATCATGGATGATAAGGTTCCTGATGTATTCTCGAATAGACCTGGAACTCAAACAGGCGGTGTTGTAAATCCTGGGACCATGTCATTCGGAAGTTGCTATTACGTAAATGCTAAATTCTTCAAGATTAGATATCATCCGTCTCGGAACTGGGATATGCTTAAGGATGAGAATGGAAATACGTTTGCCAAGCCAATCAATGGTGACAGTAGAGTAGGACATGTTGGTTGGATGGGGAATGTGACCGTAAATAATCGTCGCAAACATGGCGTTCTGGCGAAATTCACTAGGAGCTATGCTAGTTAAATTTCTTTAAATAGTTAACTCAACCAAACCCTAAAGCCTAGGGACTGAAAATGTGAAAGAGGCAATGAGATGAGAACAAAGTTAATTGAAAGTAATAAACCAGAGAAATATATCCATTCAGTAAGAAACGTGGATACGAGTCCTCAAGGTGCTACAATTGCTGTTGGATCACCTCTGGTTTTAAATCTTAGTAATGTCCCGCAACCACCTACTTATCAGAATGGACTACCAGCAGGATTTGAAGATGGCTTACAAGTAGTACTTCCTGGAACTGCTGGTTCTGCTAACTCAGGATCTTTCTATTATGGAGTTGCTGCTGGGCCAATAGTATTTAATCAGCTAGGTGAAACTATTGTTCATGGAGTTGCTCAAGCTGCTGTTTTTAGACAATCTAGAGCTTCAACTACTGCTGTTTGGACTGCTGGAGCAAGCGCGGCTGGTTTTGGATTTCCTTTAGGATTAGATACGGTAAATAACTGTTTTAGTGTTGGTACAGCAGCAGGTTCTGGACCCATAGTTCTTGTAGATGATCTAAAGAGTTATGCAAGTTCTGCAAGTAGTCCTGGAGATACAAGACTTGTACTTACTGCACTAAGCAGATCTTTTATTCGTCAGATGTGAGTGTGAACTGTAAGGTTTGGGGACAGTTTATGGTAGGCTGTCCCCGTTTTTTACTAAAATGAAGAAAACACAAAAGCGTCAAAAGATTGTAGTAGGTATTAACTCTCTTACAGAAATACAATATCCAGCATACACTAATCATTGTCAATTCTGGTTTAGGCTAGGCCGTTCGTATCCTCATATAGATTTTATTATAAGCAATCCTTCACGTATGTCTATAGATCGTATGCGTAACATGACAGCTAAGGTAGCTCTTGAGGTTGATGCTGATTATATTCTATTCTTGGACGATGATGTGCTGGTAGATCCTAATTACGGACTTAAACAATTACTGGAATGTAATGCGGACGTCGCCGCAGGTAAGATTTGTGTAAGAGGTTATCCATTTGATTATATGTCATTTCAGTTTAATAAAAAGAAACAGCTTAAGATTGATAAAGAGCTGCCACGAAGTGGTATAGTTGATAGAGATGCTGTTGGATTCTCATTTGCTCTACTTAAGGTTGGCCTACTAAAGAAGGTACAGGAGCCATATTTTATAACAAGTGCCCATAGTACAGAAGATGTATACTATTGTGTTAAAGCTAGGATGGCAGATCCAAAGTGTACAATTCGAGTTAACTGTGGTTGTGAATGTGGGCATATCCTGTGGCCTGAAGTTATGCAGGAAATAAACAGGGATGCATACAAAGCATACTTTGAAGGAATCAATAAGCCAAATGGAAATGGAGCGTCGGGCAAGAAAATTAATTTATTCAGAAAACAAGATGTTCCGCTACATGTCCATGAAGATGCTATAGTGGATGAGATGCGGAATATGATAATTGTCGAGAATAGAAGGGTGGTGGGAAAATGATGACAGTTAGTCACAAATTTGTTTCTCCAAAAGTAGAACAGGCAGATCCAACTATTGTCGGGCCTAATGAATGGAATGCAAGCCATGTTGTAACTGGATTTGGTACTCAAAATATTACTGGAACACTTGATGGTGTTAATAATATATTTACAGTTGCGGCTGTACTAACGGATTTTATAGTTTTTAGAAATGGTATTGCTCAATCAGCTGGTGATTATAGTTGGGTTACTGATGGTATATCAACAACTACTATAACATTTATTTATCCACCAGCTAGTGATGACACTTTAAAGATTTGGGGGTTCTAGAATATGGAAAAGCTTCTGTTGTTAGCATTACTGTCACAAGTTAATTTACTTGGACAAACTCAAGTTGATTGGATTTCTCAAGTTAAGAATAAACCAGCATATGATGCAAGACAGTATAATTTTCCTCCACAATCTCCTGGCGGTAATTTATCTGTTGGTGCAAATACTATTACAATGAAGCCATGTCCACAAGGTGTTAGTAGGACTGATTTAAATCACCAACTTTATATTTCTGGAGGAACTGGTACTCCTGAAGCTGGTTTAATTACTGGTGGTACTTGTACATCTGGTGCGGCTTCTGGAACAATTATCCTATCTCTATCTAATATACATTCAGGTGCTTGGAAGATTGGAAGTGCTACTAATGGATTGCAGGAAGCTGAAAAAGTTATTAAAGCAACTGGTAATGGTGGTTTGATACAGGTTGCTGCTGGTCTTTACAATCAATGTGGTACTTTTAATGCAGATACACCTGGTATTTTTATTCAAGGCACCGGGAGTGCCGGAACAGGGTTAGAAAGTAATGTTGGAATAGTCACTGGTGGTGGAACAACTATTCAACCTTGTACAGCAAACCAGGTACTTTTTACAGTATCACAAGGTTATCCATATACGTCAACTGTAAGTTTTCTTTCAGTACGTGATATTGCTTTTTATAATAAGGGTCTTGTTGGTATAAAGGCGATTTATGCTGTTAGAGATACTACTGGTTTATATCAAAATCTTAGTTTTACTGGTGCAACTAATCTTTTCTATGGATTTTACTTTGATCGTACATGGGGTGAGCAAATTTCTCATATAACTACTTGGGGGATGACTGTTAATTTTTTTGGGTCTACAGTTGATGTTGATACAACTTGGGGCAATACACTTAGTGGAAATCTCTATATTAGTAATTGGGTAAGTGTGACAACTAACAACGTTGGCTCACCCATTATCACACTTCAACGATATATTACTTGTACAATT